TGGATCAAGACATCAACTGGAGGGGTGTAAAAGTAGATATGGACCTCGTTGATGCGGCTCTTCAATGTAACGATGAAATAGTGGAAAAGGCCACCGTATCATCGGCACGACTAACAGGGCTAGATAATCCCAATAGTACGTTGCAACTTAAGGATTGGTTATCAACTCGCCTTGGCTATGAGATCGAGACCATGAGAAAAGATGATGTATCAAATCTACTGTCACAGGATATTCCTTCCGATGTGCGTACCGTGCTGAAGAACAGGCAAGTCCTGGGCAACTCGTCAATTAAAAAGTACTTGGCCATGAAAAAGGCAGTATGTTCCGATGGCCGTATCCACGGCATGCTTCAGTTTTACGGAGCCATGAGAAGCGGGCGATGGGCGGGGCGTGTAGTACAACTGCAGAACCTCCCGCGTAATTACCTAGAAGATTTAGACACTGCCAGGGAAATTCTTAAAAGCAGGGATGTAGAATTGCTAGACCTACTCTACGGAAACCCTGGTGATGTGATTAAGCAACTCATTCGTACGGCTCTCGTAGCAGAGGATGGACACCGCTTTATAGTGGCAGACTTCAGTGCTATTGAAGCCCGTGTGATTGCCTGGCTCGCTCACGAGCAGTGGAGACAGGATGTATTTGCACAAGGTGGCGACATCTACTGTGCCTCCGCATCTAGCATGTTCCACGTACCAGTCGAGAAGCATGGTGTAAATGGCCACCTTCGCCAAAAAGGGAAGGTAGCGGAACTAGCACTCGGCTATGGCGGCGGTGTAGGCGCCATGAAATCGATGGACTCAAAAGGAGAAATTCCCGAATCCGAACTTCCCGGTATCATCGAAGCATGGAGAAGAGCCAGTCCACGAATTACGAGATTTTGGAAAGATGCAGATACCGCAGCCAAGAAAGTCGTCAAGACTGGCGAACCTGTACGAATTAGGCAAGGTAATATTCGATTCTTTAAATCAAAAGGGTTTATGTTTATTGAGTTACCATCAGGGCGGAGGCTTGCCTACGCAAGACCTAGAATAGGCCTTAACCGGTTCGGCAGTGAATCGATTGAGTACGACGGCATGGATCAGGTTAAGAATACCTGGGGCAGAGTCGAAACCTACGGCGGAAAGCTCGTCGAAAACATTGTACAAGCCGTTGCAAGGGATTGCTTGGCCGCATCCATGCTAAGACTGGCCAAAGCTGGTTATAAGATTGTAGCCCATATCCATGACGAGGTGGTTATTGAAGCACCTATAGGTGAAGGTAGTTTAGATGAAGTCATAGACATTATGTGTAAACCTGAGCCCTGGAATGAGGGCCTTATATTAAACGCAGCGGGGTTTGAAAACCCGTATTATATGAAAGACTAGGAGGAAGTCATTATGATTAACAAAGAACAAATTAAACAACAACGCGAAGCCATTGATAGCTTATACGAATTAGTAAAAAACGCACCTGCTAGTGAACGTAAAGATACAGCTATGGCGTACTGCGAAGGCTGTATTGCTGCTTGTGATTTAGGGCTTAAAGTATTAAACGGTAAGAAAACAGAAGCGCCTAAGGTGGAAGAACCGGTAGAAGATATCCCAACAGCAGTAGAAGAACAACCTACTGAAAAGCCAAAACGTAAACGTACTTCTAAGAAGAAAGAAGAACCTGTGGAAGAAACATTGCCTGTAGTTGATGGAGCACCTGCAGAAGAAGACGATGATTTAGACGATTTGTTATAAGAAAGAGGTTAGCGCCTTATGAAGGTATTATTTAGTTTGTCAGTCAAAAAGCTGTATG